TCTTATGCCGAAGCAGGCGAAGGTTTTATCGCAAGATACAGCCACAACACAATTGCACTTGCATTCTCAATTACTGAGGAAGCGATGGAAGATAATCTTTATGACAAACTGTCTACAAGATTAACTAAATCATTAGCAAGAGCAATGGCTTCAACTAAACAGACTACAGCATCAAACGTATATAATAATGCGTTTTCTAGTTCTTTTGTAGGCGGAGACGGAGTATCTTTATTGAATGCTTCTCATCCAACTTCATCAGGAACTGTACAAAGTAACGTCTTGTCATCTAACTCTGATTTATCTGAGACTTCTTTAGAGCAATCACTAATTGATATTAGTGGCTTCAAAGACGATAAAGGTATACCAGCAGCTATTCAAGCTAAAACTTTGCACATTCCTAAGGAATTAGTTTTCACTGCGGAACGTCTACTGACTTCTCCATACAGAACAGGTACAGCAGATAATGATATCAACGCTATTAAAGGATCAGGAATGATTCCTGGAGGTTACTTTGTTAACCACAGGTTCACTGATACTGATGCGTTCTTCATTAGAACTGATGCCCCTGACGGTATGAAGTATTTCACTAGAACTCCGATTTCAACTTCTATGGAAGGTGACTTTGAGACTGGTAACGTAAGATATAAAGCAAGAGAAAGATATAGCTTCGGCCATTCTGACTGGCGCGGTCTTTTCGGAACTCCAGGCGAGTAATTAAATTAGTGGAGGGGCACTTAGTTGCCCCCCACAACCCTAGGATTAACCAATTGTACCGACTGCCCTAGCAGACAATCGTAGAAGAGACGGTATGATTATACTACGAAGGATTAAAAATGGCTAACACCACATTTAACGGAGCGGTTCGATCAGAGAACGGTTTCAAAAAAGTTACAAAAAGTTCCACAGGAGCTTTTACTGACAACTCAACTTATTCAACAAACGCATCAGTAGGTGGTACTTTATCATCAGCTGGAGCAACTAGTTTAGCTACAACTGCACAAATGACTGTAGGTACAGGTATTTCAGCAGTAGCAAACGCTATTGTAAAACATTCAGTAGTTACTACAGGTAACATTATTGAAACTACAATTGTATTAGATTTAACAGGTTTAAATTCTGGCGGAGCGAATGGTGATATCATTGGTAAAGCAGATACTGCAAACTCTCATTACGGACAAATTACAGCGGCTGTAAACGGAACTATTTTATCTGGATATTGTCAATGTTTAGAAACACCTGCTGGTGGAGAACCTGATATTGATATATTTTCTGCAAATGAATCAACTGGTGTAGAGGAAGCTCTTGTAACAGGTTTAACAGAAACTAAACTTCTAGATACGGGCGCAGATTGGACTGGAGTTTTAGCATCAAAAGGTTTTACAACTGTACCACCTGCTGATGACTTTATTTATCTAGCAGCATCTGGTGGAGCAACAAACGCCACTTACACAGCTGGTAAATTTCTATTGAAATTTTACGGTTTCGCTGCGTAATTAAATTAACATTTAGTGAGGTGTAAAAGCCTCACTTTTTACAAAGGAGTAAATTATGTCACATATGACAGACGTAAAAGCAATATTTATTTCTGATGTTGTAGCAGCAGACGATAACGGTTATTCAGCTTCAGCACAGGTTGCTAATAATGCAGCATTAACCCTTGGGGGCGCTTTAGCTTCTGGTGGATCTGTAACTAATAGCTCAGGAAGATTAACTGAAATTACATCAGGTAGCGATGACAGTGCTATTTCATTCACTGTTGTAGGCACAGATGTAAATGGTGCATCTATGACTGAATCTATTACAGGTGCAGACAGCGGAGCAGCAACAGGAGAAAAATATTTTAAAACAATTGTATCTATAACAGCTGTTGGAGATCCAGCAGGAACAGTTATAGCAGGAACAACTGTAGACGCGGCAGATGTAGTTTTTAGTGGTAGAACTAGAGTTAAAGGGTTAACTATTATAAATGATGCAGCAGCAGGTAATATTGATATTGTAGATACAGCTGATGCTGGTGCAATAGGTTCAGGAACTAGTACATTAAAAGTAGGGACTGTAGCATCTGCTACTGTTGTTCATGATGTATCAGTACCACAAGATGGAGTCCTATTTGAAAATGGAGCGTATGCTAAATTTGCAGTAGGAAAATGTGAGAGTATAACAGTATTTAGGTCTTAAATATGGAAGATGCTAACATTAAAGATAAGTTGGCTATTGTAGAGCTTAGAGGTGAAATTAAATTATTACGTCAAGAAATTGACACAGTAAAAAATAATCACATTTGGCATCTACAAAAGTCAATTGATGGCATTAACAAAGTCTTGTGGACTGTAGGTTTTATGGTATTAGCACAATTTATATGGGTTATTAAAACAGCCCTTATGGGATAGGAGAACGTTATGACGACTTCAGGTACTTTTACATTTGAACTTGACACTTCAGAAATAATTGAAGAAGCTTATGAAAGATGTGGATTAGAAACTAAAAGTGGTTTTGAGTTAAAAACAGCTAGACGTTCTCTTAACTTATTATTAACTAAATGGGTTAATGATGGTGTAAATTTATTTACATTGGATTTAACAACTACAGCTATAACAAAAGATCAAGATAATATTACATTATCTTCTTTAAAATATCTAGATATTATTGATGCAGCTTTACGAGATACAAATTCAACGCCTGATTTAGATGTTTCTATGGAGCGCATTAGTTTATCAGAATATTTAAGTTATCCAACTAAAACAACTTCAGGCAAACCAACTCATTATGCTATAGAAAGAAACAGTCAATATACATCTTCAGCATCTGCTACTCATAAAATTTATTTATGGCCTGTACCAGATCAAACATATTATCAACTACTATCATGGACTGTACGTTACCCACAAGATGTGAGTTCTACATATACAGAAAATCCAGATATACCTAGAAGATATTTACCTGCATTAATTAGTGGACTAGCAGTTGAGTTAGCAAACAAAAGACCTGCACAAGTTGATATTACTAGAAGACAAGAACTTAAAGCATATTATGAGCAAGATTGGGAAAAAGCAAGAGAAGAAGACAGAGAACGAGTTAGTTTTTATGTACAACCTAAAGTTCGTGGTTATGCTTAATGTCTCGCAGATCTAGCGGTAAACGAGCATTCTTAATAGATGACCGTTCTGGTCGTAAAATTAGATATAAAGATGCTAGAAAAGAATGGAATGGACTTCGTGTTCATAAACATGATTGGGAAGGTAAACAACCTCAATTAGATCCTATTGTTCCAGGCCCTGATGTAGGGGCACTTTATCAACCTAGACCTGACAATGACCAAGATTTAAGCAAAGTACGTTTAGGCCCTTTAAACGGAAATTTTCAAGCAGTTATATCTTTACAGTTTAATCCAGATGTAATTATTAGTACAACAGAAGATTCTGTTGGATTAGGATTAACGTCAGCACAAAATGCTGCTGGTTTAACATTTAGCGCTCAAGAGAATGCTGTAATGTCTACAGCTACTTCTGCATTAGGTTCACTTGGGCTAATAGCTCAAACTAATCCAAATCCTAATGTGCCTGCAACATCAAATCATGGTGCTACAGGATTAGTATTTAATTTAACAGAAAACCTTGTAATGTCTACAGCGACATCTAGCCAAGGTACAATTCTAGCATCCGCAACAGTCACAGTTAGTGGGTTGTCTTTAACTACAAGTCGTGGTACAATAAGCTTCTTACAACCAGGCTATGGCAATAATGCTTATGGCGAAGGATCATGGAACGCATAATATGGGTTTAACATACGTACAATTAAAACAAGGTATCCAAGATTGGGTTGAGAATGATTCAACAGAATTTATAGCAGCTACAGGATCTGGTAAAGCACCTATAGATTTCTGTATTGAGTTAGCTGAAAATAGGTTAATGAGAGAAGCGGATATAAACAATTTTAGAAAAACTACAACTTTTACTTTATCAGCTGACACTAATGTATCAGCTATACCTCAAGATGTATATGTTACAAGATATATGAAAAATTCTACAGGTGATTTTTTAGAAGAAAAAGATGATACATTTATCAGAGAATATACTCAAAATAGTGCAACTACAGGTGCTGTAAAATACTACGGATATAGGAATTCAGGTACGGCATATACATCCTCAAGTAGGCATGTAAATTACTTATTTGGCGCAACTCCAAGTGTTGACACTTTGATTGAAATAGGGTATACTTATAAGCCATTAGGGTTAACTAGTTCCAATGCAAATACGTATATTGGTGACTATGCTCCTGATGTAATATTGTATGCGAGTGTTTTAGAATCTTGTTACTTTATGAAAGAAACGCCTGATCAAGTGCAAAGGTTTCAGGGATTGTACGATAGATCACTACAATCTTTCTTAGCACAAGAAATGGCAAGAAAAAGAACTGACGAGTTCAAACAAGGTGA